CTCTGGGATGGTGCTAACTTCAAGTTGAAGATTAGGACTGTTGAGGGCTATCGCAACTACGATAAGTCTGAGTTTGCTAGCCCTGAGCCCTTGTTTGAGGATGACAAGAAGCTTGAGGCAGTTTGGAAGTCTGAGCACCTGCTGCAGCCGTTCCTGGCTCCGGAGAACTTCAAGAGCTACGATGAACTCAAGGCTCGCTTGAGCAAGGTTCTTGGTCTTGAAAGCAATGGTGGAACTTCACCATCTGCTGCTAGACAGGCCGCGGCTGCTCGTAAGCCTACTCCGACTGAGGACACCGCTCCATGGCAGGATCCTAAGCCTCAGCGTGCAGCACCTTCTCGAGGTGAGATTCACGATGACGATGAGGACCTTGAGTTCTTCCGTAAACTTGCCGAGTAATTAAGAACAACTTAATTGGGGAGCCGTTTGGCTCCTCTTTTAGTTTAAGCTGCCATATTGAAAAGTCTGGCATATCGTTCCGCTGAATCTACAGGTTCTACATTTCCAGGTTCGGTAGGACTACTAAATGTACCTGGTACTGATGCACCGGCGGATGCTTGGCCTGCAGGTGCAGATTCAGAATATATTGCAGTAGCTGGAGCAGGTATTCTTTCAGCTACTGCATTTGCTTGTGATGCATTAACCACAGCTGCACCGGTTGTAGGTGCAGAAGCAGCAGGAGTAGATGCGGCAGATTGTTCGGCTGGTGAAGCAATGCTTGCAGCCGCAGTAGCAGGAGTAGATGATATGGGTGATGCATCAGATGATGATGGGGCAGGTTCTGGTGTTTGGCTTTGTGCAGATTGTGTAGATTGTGATCCAGATAAACCAAGCAGTGGGGCGGGATCAATCTTGGTACCATTACGTATTGCTTCAAAGTGTAAATGAGGACCTGTGGATCTACCGGTATTGCCCGATAGCGCTATCTGTTGACCAGCTGTGACTTGTTGACCTTCCTGTACTCCAAATGAAGATAGATGCGCGTATAACGTATCAGTGCCATTATCTCCGCGGATACGGATCATATTTCCGTATGAAGAGGACTCGCGCACTTCAACAACTGTTCCACCATGTGCTGCAACGATCGGAGTACCAACAGGAACCCCATAATCAATACCTTCGTGATTACCCATAGAACGCATGCCAAACGGTGATGTTATTCTTCCTGATGTTGGTGTAAGTAATCTTGTAGATGAAGCGGCTCCTGCTGGTGCAGGCATTGATGCAAGAGTAGCTAAAGGATTAAGCCCGGGCGCATCAGGAGAGGGAGATGCTTGTGTAGAGACCGGTCTAGCCTGACTAGATCTTGTAACTTGAGCTCTAGCACTATCTGTAGATGTTACGGTAGGCATATAACCAACAAAGCGATCATTTGATCTAATCCGAGTTGCGCTTTCTGGTACCGGTTGCTCAGTAGCTGCCGGTGGTCTGGTTATTCTAGGTTGTGTCCCTGAGCTTATTCTCGGTGTCTGTGTAGTATTTTGTTCGGCTGGTACTGAGGGGAGTGAAACTGCTGGTGCGGTTGATAATGGTGAAGCGCTAGGTGTCTGAACATGTTGAATAGTTCCTGCTCTAGCTGCTGTAATTCTCTCAGCATATTGAGGTAGTAACTCAGCCATTGCTCTTGATTCTGCACTTGATTCAAATCCTTGCATATAAAGAGATCTTGTGGCTGGACTACCAGATTGATATGCAGGAGTTCTTCTAATTGACTCATCAATTAGTTCTTTTCTTCTATCACGCAGCTTAGCTTCATATTCTCTTGCACCTTCAGGATCATTTTCTCTAAATCTAGCAAGACTAAAATTAGCAACAGTTCTTTCTTGAGTTTCTCTAGTGACTGCGGGTTGATTTGTTGCTGGTGCATTACCTTGCTGGGGATTAGTAGATCCTGCAGGTTGATCTCTTCTATTAGCTTCATTATTCTGTGTATTATAAAGAGCTCCCCCTAAGGTGGCCGCTGCTGCACCAGCTGCTAACTTAGATCCTAGCCCACCTAATCCCCCATTTAGACCGCTATTACCAGTTGGCTTAGCATCTTTGCCCGAATTTAAGTCTTTAACAACATCGAGTAGTTCTTTAAGTAGAGTTACTATTTTTCCTTGCTCGATTGTTAAACTTGCTAAATTAATAGCTATTGCATCCGATTTGCGGATGGAATTCTCTCTGGCAATACTCTGTCGAGTTCTATCAACCGAGTCATCTTTCTCATTTGACTCAAGCTTATCAACTATAATTGACAATATAGGAAAAGTATTCCTGAAGATCTCATCGCCTTTCTTAGAAAATATAGATCTCGAGGAATTTTGCTTGCTTTCTGGTTTAGGCTGATCAGCCAATGCCGGCTTTTTATTTTTCTTTAGCATCTTTTTTAAGTAGCCAGACATCACGCCACCTGCTTTTCTAGTCTTCTATTTAATGGAACTTCACCTGTTGGATTAGCTCTTATTGCATTACCGGTTGATGATGCGGCAGCACCACTTCCACCTGCAGGTAAAACAACTGGTCGTTGTCCCGTACCTATTAATTGTGCTTGATCAGCAGCTGCCATACCAGAACTAGCACTAGACAAAGATGCTCCGTATCTGGCCATTCTAACATCCAGGTCCGTAATGGTTATATTACCGTCTCTGTCCATGTCAAGACCTCTGTTGGCATCATAATATGCTTCACCTTGTGAAGTCAGAACTTCTCTATTGGCTCTACCTGGGAGGAATACGTATGCATAAAGTCTACCAGCACTGGAACCAGAAGGGAGTCTGACACTATCAAAGTATTTCTCTACATACTGCATCTGTTGAGCTGCAGTCATTCCCCGCAGTTCTTCCACCGTAGTGCCTAAAGATCTAGCAGTGGCAGGCATAAACTGAATTAGACCCGTGGCACCGGTGCCACGGCCAGTGCGAGGATCACGATTGACCGCCTGAGGATTCAGACCTGACTCAGATCTCATAACTGCTAGCAAATCAGCAGGATTGATATTGAACTTGCTAGAGACTCTATTGAGCTCTGTGGCAAAATCACCTGTAACTCCTGCATTTTGTTGTGAGCTTCCAGTTACAGTTGATCCTCCTGTAGTTGTAGCCGCTGGCCGTGCCACTGGTGTAGTTACTGATGGACTTGAACTAGCAGCCGCAGTTCCTGCCATAATTCTACCTGAGGATCCTGTGATACGAGAACCTGTTGCCGGTGTTTGTTGACTCGCAGGGTCCGCTTTACTTTGTGTACTTGACGTATAAGCACTTAAGTTTGCAAAAGTTCTGCTACCAGTAATTGATCCTCTAGGTGTCATCGGAGCTGGAGCTACTGTTGTTTGACTTCCGGATGGTGTTGCTAAACTACTAGGTTCCATATTTGACTGTGAGGTTGAGACTCTACTTGATGAAGATCTTGACGTTACCAATGGCTCGAGTCTTGCCATAATACTGGCAATTGCTTGTCTAGCTCTTTCTGCTTGTTTACCACTACCAGATGACAAATTTGACCGCAAGAATTGGCCAATACCTGCTCTAGTATCTTCACCTATGATACTATTTGCTTCCTCACTTTCCGTTGCTAGGTTATAAATTTCAAGCAATCTAGCTCTAGTTTCGTCATTAATTTGTGGAGGTATTGGTCTGGGCGCTCTATTGATAAGCTCATTTAAAGCTCTGGTAATTGCAGGCCCTATAGCTGCTAGATTAGCATTTCTAACTTGCTCATTTTCCTCTTCTTCTGGGAACTTTCCATAAAGAGCTTTATATACATCTCTTGTAAGCTGGGCTGTATCTATTGCTACCGACGTTGCAGTACCTAGACCAAATGTTACAGCACCTAAAGTGCCGGCAGCACCAGAAGAGACTTCAAGTCCAGCTCCAACCCAATCTCCGTTATCAACTCTTTTTTTAGCAAACCACAGACTAGCAAGAAGACCTGCAAGAGGTATCTTTGATAATACGGTTCTGCCTATAAATCTAGATGCAACTTCCTTAATAGTTTGTTCTGCTGCTTGACTTATTACAACTGTAGCAACTGCTGACTGTGCCGCTTGTGCACCGGCTTGTAATGCGTCTTGACCAGTAGCTTGGCCAATAGCAGCACCTAATACTGCACTAGTTCCAACAGCTCTTCCGACGCCAGAAGTAACTCCTGGTCTTGCTACCGTTTGAGCAGGTCTAGCTTCTGTTGTTATTGTAGGTTGAGATGGTGGCCTTGTGGCGGTTTGTTTAGCTGCTTGTCTTCTTTCAAGTCTTTCTCTACCCTTAGCACCATATCTACCTCTATTACCGGGTCTATTACGACCATTACCACCACCGCTTGTACTTGATGGTTTTAGTTTCTTTATTTCATCAATAATCTGGCGTAGTAGTTGATTCTGCTCCATCGCCAAACCAGTAGAGCTGTTCAATGATGAGTCTATTTTATCTGCAATTTCTTGTTGCTTAAACTCAGACTTCTCAGTTTGAAGTTTAATGTAACTAGTTAGAGGATCGGTTTCTGTCCCAATGGACATAATCTTATTGAGAAGATCATCAGTATTACGATCTGGCTTTTGCCTAGCTGCAGCCCTAGTACTTTCTGCTCTTGAATACTCAGTTGCTCTTGGTAATGCAGCCATTAGTCTCTCCTATCAGCGGCGCGGATTTTTTCCATGCCTCTAGTCCAAGCAGTTACACCAAGGATGGCGCCAAAAGCCATATGTATCATTCCACCATTTGAAAGTGTCAAACTGACCCATGGTGCATATGCACCATCAACTACACCTAGATTCTTTAATATTGCCGGAATAAACATTGCTAGCAAAGGAAAGAATACAAAGTCCATGAAGCAGATAAGCATATAGAGCCAGCCCATGGCAGGTCTCCAATATGATCTGATCCAATTTTCATCATCAGACTTTTTAGGTGTCTTATCATCAACCGCCATTTACCGCTCTCTTTGTTCCTTTAACTCTTCTAAAAATCTCAGAAGCATCTGGACAAAGATATCGCGTTCAAATGGTATAAGTCCCTCTACTTCTTTGATAGAGTACTTGTGGTGCTGAATCAGTGCAAAGAGAGTAAGATAGTAGTTCTCTAGCGTATTATGACTCAGCGCAATGTAAAAAAATCAGTTAGGCTGGTGAGTTCAATCACTCTTTCCTTGCCGTTCTTATTTGTATATGTGAGCTTATGATAAAGTCTTGGAGTCTGCGCCATGAAGTCTTGGATCTTTTCTAGCACGGATATGCCACAGTCATCCAAAAATTCTTCTAACTCTTTGAGTGTATACTCTGAAGGATCATAAATTTCATCTCCATCATAGATCTTGTCCAAGCATCGGAGGATTAGTTCATAGTAAGAATCCTCACTTACCTTAAAGTACGTCTTATCATCCAAAACAGATGCACTTGGCCATCTCATCACTAGGCAAAGAGTATCAGTTATTTTAATAACTGGATCAATCTTGTCGGGGAACTTTACCTTTATTTCTTTTAGGTTGATATCAAAGTTATAAACCTGTTGATCTTCATTGTCTCTATAGGAGACTGTAACAATGTCACTTACGGACACAGCCCTAATCTGCAAGAACAAATACTCAAGATCAAAGATGGAAAGCTTATCAATATCAAGCCCACCACCAAGATAGCAGTTGTTAACAACTTGCTTTACAGCCCTCAAAGAATCAGCAGGATCTTCCGATGCCTTTCCCATAAGAAGTATCTTTTCTTCTCTAACAAGGAACGGCCTAAAAGATTCTTTCTTTCCTGTAGATGGTACTGTAAACTCAAAAATAGGATGCTTTACTTTAGGTAGCGGCATAATATATTCACTCCATTAAATTTAGCTGTTTGTTAACTTTACATTTCGATCTTGCAATTCTTCTATCCAATTTGTATAAAGAAAATTTACATCAAATCTATATAAAGTATTATTAGAGTTCCAACTTAAAGTAGGCTCTGATATTGATATAGGGAATGCATCAAAAAATCTATAACTAGCGCTGGCCTGGCTGATATTCTTATAAACTTCAACTGTTATATCAGTTGCATATTCTTGTTTATAATTACTCAAAAAGGTACTAGTTGAACTACCTCTACTACCACTCATTCCATTAAAAACATAATTGAACCAAGCAATAAAAAATTTGTGTATACTCATTTCTTTAT